CATCCATTGTCTTGGTTTGGTCCCAATCCCTAAATCTCTCTAGGTCCCTTGGCACCAGGCTTGCATCAAAAGCGTCGTTAGTAGCTGGCCCGGATTAACGTCCCGGGCTTTTTTGTGGCTAGAATTATGGTCTGCCTGAGTCAGGCACGGGTCCGCCCGGTATAGCGGATTGCTCAACGGGACAGTGGAATGTTCGTTGCGCCCAAGGGATAGCAGCTCCTCGCGTATGGGAGCTGCTTCCTCTTGCCATCCAATAATGTCTTGGTGTATGTTGGGGGAGCCCACGCACCAGGACCATGTCCGAGATCTACGAAGTCCGTGACTATTGGGTCACGTATGACGACAACGGCACCTACGCCAACTTCACGGCGATTGTTGCTGACGTTGTGCTGACCTGCCCGGCGACACGCTACGAACCAGAGCAGTGGGGCGAAGGACTCTGCACTGGCGGTGTTCTGCTGGCTGACGATGAGTTGCCCCCTGGCGACGACAACATCCTTGGTATCCACGATCTGGCTGAGACCGTGACCAACTGGGAGATGGCTGATCCAACTCCTTTTTACGAGCCGTCGCTAGCCGGCGCCTGATCTGCTATTGTATTGCTGTACTCAACACCACACCAACCCATGGCTCCCCAAACTCACACCCGTTACCGCGTCCAACGTCTCATCCGTATGGGCGAATGGCTGGAACGCAACGCACCAGCGATGGTCACTGCTTTCGACGCTATTGATGAAGCCCACGACCTGCTGATGGAGGCTGACGAGGACATGTCTCACAGCGAAGTTATTGAGATGGCGTACGGCAAGATGTTGCAGCCCGTCAAGTCGCTCTGCCTGACGATGATGGAATTGCGTCGTGACGACTGGGGCGTTAAGCGCGGCACCGACGTTACGCTCCACCACCCGTTTGCCGCCGACGAGCACAAGTACGAGGTGGTTATGGAAGCACCTAAGCCCAACCTGCCCGTCATCCTCACCGAGGAGGACAAGTGATGTCCGCCATTAAACAGCACGTCTACAACAACTACACCGATCCGGAGCTCGTCCCTCCGGCCTGGCCCGATTACACCGGAAAGCTTGTGTCCGATCCAGTCAACAGCCCCGCGCACTACACCCAAGGTTCTGTCGAGGTGATCGACATTATCGAGAATGCTGTGATCCATGCGCCCGAGCCAGTAGCGGCTGGGCTGCAGTGGAACATCATTAAATACGTGATGCGCTGCTGGCATAAAGGCAACGCGCTCCAGGATTTGAAGAAGGCTCAGTGGTATCTGAATCGTCTGGTCGACAGACTTGAAGAACATGAGTCTTAGGTTCGATTGCCCTGTCTGTTACACCCGTACCGACTCGCGCAACGTGTTTCGTGTGGATGGTACTAATGAACTAGTCCGCAGGAGGACGTGTCCCGAGTGCGGGTACGGGTTTTATACGCGCCAGCCGAGGGAAGAGGTTCTTGAGAACTTTCGGGTTTGGCATCCGTCGGCGTTACGGGCGGAAAAAATTGTTCGTTTAGTTCCTGATCATGATTGATGATTACCAGATCTACATCGGGTTTGAACATTTAAAGAAGGTTCAGACCGCGATCAGTCTTGCGTTTGACGTGGAGACGCTCCAGCTCAGACCGGAGTACGGGAAGATGCGGCTGCTGCAGTTGGCGTCGCATGTGCGGAAGATTGTCGTGGTGATCGACATCTTTGAGTGTGATGAGGCGCAGCTGGAACAGCTGAAGCACTTTTTCAATGGACCGACTCGCTTTTGGTTGGCGCATAATGCGGCGTTTGACTTGGGGTGGTTGCAGGCTTACGGGTGGTATCCCGAGGGGGAGGTGCGGGACACGATGTTGGCGTCCCAGCTGCTGAATAATGGGTTGCCGAATTTGAAGCACAACTTGGCGGCGGTGGCGAAGCGCTACCTCAAGATCGAGTTGGATAAGACACAGCAAACCAGTAACTGGGGCGCTGAACTGACCACTGAACAAATTGAGTACGCCGCTAAAGATGTTGCTGTTCTCTGCGAGCTTGATGATCTTCTGCACAGGAAGATCGCTGATGACGGACTCGGGCTTGCGTACTCGCTTGAGTGCAGGGCTTTGCCGGCGATGGCGCAGATGTCGCGTGTCGGTTTGCCGTGGGATGGGGCTGCTCTACGGAAGGTTGAGGAGGATTATGCGAAGGATGTGGAAAACCTGGGGCGAGAGGTTTTGCTGGAACTTGACGCGGCGTTACCTGAAGGGGAGAAGTTACCGCGTCACGATGACGGGTCGATCAATACGAACACGAAGACGTCGGGGTCGGTGAAGTTAGGAACTAAGAAGTATGCGGGCTTTAATATTGCGTCTCCTACACAGTTAGTGAATGTTCTGACTTTGATCCTTGGCAAAGCTCCGATTGATCCTAAAACCAACAGGCCGAGTGCATCGCGCCAGGCTCTCAGGGAATATGCAGCCGATAGTACGGCTATTCAGACGTATCTCGAATGGAAGAAAGCGGAGAAGCGTCGGCAGATGGTTCACTCGCTTCTCGAAAGACTGGACGATGACGGTTTTATCCGTGCTGGCTATATGCAGGTTGGTGCGGCTACAGGACGAATGACGTGTTTCAAGCCCAATCTGCAGCAGGTTCCGAGGGATGAACAGTTTCGGGCGGCGGTGGTCGCTCCAGAGGGTTGGGTTCTGGTGAATGCTGACTTCTCGCAGATGGAGTTGCGGTTGCTGGCGCGGATTGCGGAGGATGAGAATATGGCGAATGCGTTTAAGGATGGGGAGGATCTGCACACCGTTACGGCGGAGGCGCTGGGTTGTACGAGGCAGATCAGTAAGTCGGCAAACTTTGGTCTGGCGTATGGGTCGGGGGCGAAGGGGTTGAGGCAGTATGCGGCGGGGATGGGGGTGACGTTGTCGCTCCAGGAAGCAACGGATGTTCGGGCGGGGTGGTTGGAGAAGTATGACGGGGTGAAGAAGTGGCACCGTCGGCTGGCGAAGTTGTCGGATCAAACAGCAGGACAGATGGCGGAGTTGCGGATTCCGGTGACGAGGATGCGGAGGTATTTGCCGGCGGATATGAACAAGCTGACGATTCGGGCGAACTCTCCAGTGCAGGGTGCTGGTGCGGCGATCCTGAAGTGTGCGCTGGGGAATTTGTGGAAGGATTTGAAGGGGTCAGACGAGGCGAAGCTGTGTGGAGCGGTCCACGATGAATTGCTGGTGCTGGTCCGAAAAGGACGGGAAGAGCGGTGGGCTCATTTGGTGAAGCAGGCGATGGAACGTGCAGAAGCACGGTGGTTGGGGGATATTCCTGCGGTGGCTGACGTCAACGTGGGTAGGAGTTGGGCCGAAACACACTAGTCACAAAACTTAACACTTATATAGGGCGCCCGTAAAATTGATTTAACGGTAAGGCTGTGTGGTTATGAACATCACGCAGCTTGTACTACAGAGATTTTGGTCATTTGTTGATAAGAAGGGGCCAGCTTCGGACTACACCGATGATCGTTGCTGGGTTTGGACTGGCTCCACAAACAAGTCAGGTTATGGAAAGTTTAGTGTTGGAGGGAAGTCTGTTTACAGTCATCGGTTTAGTTTCTTTTTGGCTACTGGTGAGTTGCCTAGTGAGGTGCGTCACGTCTGCCGTAATTCTTGCTGCTGTAGACCTAATCATCTTGTTGGAGGCGACAGCAGCCTCAACCTCATTGATCAGCTAGTCCATCGGCTCAAGGATTCGCTGTAACGTTGCCTGATCTTTAGAGATGGGGACGCTCCAGGGACCTACCGTTGTGGGGCAGATTAAAGCGTCGTATGGAAACGGGGTTCAGCGTGATGAAACGGGGAAACGTGTGGACATTGAAGATGCGAGGGGCCGAGACTCAGGGCACCTTCGGATCGCTCCAGGCTTGTATGCAATGCGCGTATCATCTGACCGACGCCCACTTCTGTGATGACCCCACTAACTGGACGCCAGATTGCGATGCAGCGTTTGCTGGAAGTTTGTAAGTACAGCAAGGTTGCGGATATTGATCGGGCGCGGTTGTTCCTGGAGCGTGCTTCGGAGGTTCGGGGCGGGTGCCGGGAACAGCGGACCGAGTCAAGGGCGCTCCAGGGGAATGCTTCAAAACGTAAAGCTGCCAAGTTGGACAAACCGCTAGGGTGGTAGCCATTCTCCTGTAGTATTGGGAGAGGTACTGTCTTGTTATGGCCACGCAGCACGGTAGGAAAAAATACTTACAGCTGCTGTTGGATCCCAGCCGCAATGAGCTGGTGAATAAGCTGGCGGCGGAGAAGAACATGCGTTCCACCGCTTGGATTCGGGATGTGGTGTATGCGGCACTGGAGCGGGAACTGCCGGCTTCGATTTATCGGGAGGCTGAGGCTGCGGATGCTGCGTTGTGGCGGCAGTCGGTGAGGAATCGTGTCGAAGGGCGGGCAAAAAGCAGGAAAGAAGCTGAAGAAGCTTCGAAGTCATCTGACGAGTAGAGTAATAATCTGGTATTGTGGGTAGGCATTTTTGCTTGCCGTGACTCGTTACGCACTGTCTCGACTGCTCGAAGACCAACCTACGTTTTTGATGGCTTGTTACGAGCCAGACATGGATGGGATTACATACACGTTTGATTTGAAGGATGCGTGTACGTATGTCAGTTTTGAAAAAGCTGCTGATGTGGCCAGAACGCTCCAGCGTTTGCATGGTTACGATCTCATGATCGTGGTGGTGCAGGAAGATGTCTGATGCTTTTACGAGTTACTTGAATGATGCGTGCCGGTATCCTCTGCTGACGAAAGATCAGGAGATTTTGCTGGCGCGTCAGGTGCAGATTTGGTTGCATGATGAGAATGCGACGCCGCGTCAGAAGAGGGCGGGGCAGCGGGCGTACGAAAAGCTGATTCGGTGCAACCTCAGGTTGGTGGTTTCGGTGGCGAAGAAGTTCGGGAACCGGATGAAACGCTCAGAAATGCTCGATCTTGTTCAGGAAGGCAACCTTGGGTTGGCTCACGGAATTAAAAAGTTCGATCCAGAGAGGGGTTATGCCCTGTCGACCTATGTTTATTGGTGGATTCGGCAGAGTATTTCGCGGTACTTGTCGTGTAGTGATCGGGTGATTCGGTTGCCGTCCCACGCAGTGGAGATGTTGGCGAAGCTGAGGAACTGGTCGCCGCTGTTCTATGAATCGCACGGGAGGATTCCCACGATTGAGGAGTGTGCGGAGTTTTGCAAGACCTCGCCCGAGAGGTTGCAGCTGTATATCGACAATGGGCAGGACTCCATCAGCCTGGACAATAAGTGTGCGCGGATGGATAGCGAGACGACGCTGTTGGAGTTGATGACGGATGGGGTGGACCCGATGGAAAATTTAGATATGGCGGTGCGGAGTGATTACATCGACATCATGCTGGATCGGCTTGATCCGACGGATCGCGTTATCGTTTTGAGACACTTTGGTCTCAACGGGTTTCCGCAGTCGACGCTCCAGGCAATCGGGAAAGATTTGGGGGTGTCGAGGGAGAGGGTTCGGCAGCGGCTGATGAAATCGATGAGAAGACTACATATTTTGGCTAACCGGGTGTCGTGTCTTTGAGGTAGATTGATTGGGCAATTTTTTCGGAACACTTAGGTTCCAGCGATGAGGAACCGCTGGGTAATCAAATGGGGGATGCAGGTGCGTGAGCCGGTCCCTAACCTCCACTACATTGAGTGCAGCAACTAAGGCATTCCGATGGCACGTTTAGGGATTGATGCCTTCGAGAAGTTCTTCATTTATTACCAGGCGTTACCGCACCAGAAGCTGGCGGTGGCGGAGTTGTGGA